ATCTACATCCAATAGAACAGAATATATATCTCCGTTGGAAGCTACATTTGTTCCGTTACTCCCATACCCACCAGACTGACCTGAGTTATCTAACGTAACTTGCTCATTGTAACTGCTAAAAAATATACCTTTAGATTGGCAATTTTCGTCATAGCCTAAACTTGCATCAGTACCCCAGCCAAATTGCATACCGCCGCCAGAAGCATAAGAATCAACATGAACTTCGTAGTACCATTTACCGCTAGATGGCAGCGACATTGTACCATGAATCGCTGTATTATTTGTGTCGTGGGCAAGGGTCAAATTCCCTTTAGAAAGATCTCCCATAGTGCCATACGCTAATGGATTTAAGGTGCAAAAGTTATTGCTCGGGCTGTCCGGCACGACATCGCTTGCGGTAAAGTTGTTCACAGTAAAATCGTTTGTACCATCCGTACTATTTGCGTTGTTACCGATATCACTGCTATCAGCAAAGTCTAAGTGAAAACCATTTGTTCCGTAGGATACGCCTGATACCGCTTTTGGAACCCACACTCCGTCTTTAGTCTCACCAAACGTCTCCGGCCCATAGCTCGTACCATCAATAAGATGGACTTCAGCCATGTAGCCATCAAAATTACGACTGTTGTTTCCCCCGTATTTACCAAGCAAATGATCGTTTCCAGACTCATTAATTGTTGAGTCAGTATCTTGGCTAACATTTTGCTCTGTACTCCAAGATGTTATCTGTGTTCCATTGACATAAATACGGCTTCTATCTTCAGCCGTTGATTGTGTCGTGTCTACTCGCCAGACAAAATGATACCAAGCTGAAGTATCACGAAACACCTGATTAGTTAGTTTGTATTTAGCCGCACCAGCATATAGTTGAACGTAAAGTTTATCGTTACTATCAAAGTTGAAATTGCTTAAAGAGCTAGATCTGCCATCAGTAAATAGGTATTGGTCACTACCCAAATTCCCTCGTTTGACCCAAGCACTCCAAGTCCATGTTTTCATATTACTCGAACTGGTTATATCGCGTTTTAAGTTTGCATTATCGCCATCATCAAACCGCAAAGACTGGTTAAGGGTGTGACTAAAAAATGAACCTAGCGCACCTCCCGGCGCACCTGCCCCACCCAATCCACCATGATTACCTTTAATCAAACTCATTAAGTCAAGGCTCCTGATGCCGATACAGCTATCGTATTGTTACCTGACGCTGCGCTGCAATAGTAAGCAAGGTGATATGTGCCAGCCGTTGTGAGTGCTGTTAAAGAAGTAGCGTTGATTGCTACGTCAGCATGGGCTGATACCGTGTGTCCCCCACTGTTAATCAGTAATATGTTGCCAGATTGACCAGCAGCTGCATTTGTAAACGTAAGAGTGAAATTACCACTAGGTGTACATTGAAAATCGTTGCCAACAGCAAGATCAAAACTACCATCATTATCTGTGGTAACATGTCCAAACGCTCTGCCATCCACTTCAACATCATCATTCATCTTAAATATGGTTGTGCCTGTAGCTATTGAAGCCACAGTAGCGTCTGCATCGTTTTTGATGGTTACGTCTGTGCTTGAACCCTGACCTGTTAAGATAAGACCTTCAGCAGATGTAAATCCTATGGCTGCGTTATCACCCGCTGCCGTATCACCATCAGGCTCAAATGTAGCTGCTGTTGCTACTCCAACAATATCTACGTTTGTAGTGCCAGTTGGAACAGCAAGAACAGTTGCGTCAGCATCGTTTACCAATGTAATGTCGTTTGTAGAACCTTGTCCTGTAACTATAATACCTAATGCAGCAGTGTAACCTATCGCTGCGGCGTCACCTGCAGAAGTATCACCATCTGGTTGAAAGGTTGCAGCACCTACATCTCCACTAAAGTCACCTGCCGTGCCGTTAAGCTGCTGTGTAAGAGTAAGCTGTCCATCAGATGCAATCGTTATCGAATCAGCATCACTTGCAACACCAATCGTACCACCATCTTTAATAACTAGATCATCTGCGATCGTTAGCAAACCAGTAGAACTTAGCGACATGGTTTCTGCTGCCGCTGCAGATGCTGCTGTTTTAAAAGATAACTTAGTTGCATTATTAGATGCACTAAAGTCACCCTCGGATACAGCCTCAATGCCTGCTGCTACCAATACTGCATCTGTCCCAGCACCTTCATCGGGAGCTATAAAGTTAATGACCCCTAGCTTATCTGCACTGGCAATATCGTTGTCACCAGCGGCTAGAGTGAGTGTTGGAAACTTATCGTCTGATGTGGACGCATGTTTTAATGTTAGTCCAGAGTCAGCCACATGTGTCAGTGTAATTTCTTGATCGTTACCAAACTGTATTGTGCCGCCGTCTGCAAGAAACAAATCAGAAAACTCAGCAGCTGCGGTTCCAAGAGTAGCCCCGTCTGCACTGGCGGGTACGATGGATGTGCCTACGGTGGCTGTGTTTAGGACAGGGCTGGTAAGAGTTTTGTTAGTTAGTGTGTCAGTTGATACGAGAGACACAAGAGTTGAATCTGCGCCTGCTGGGAGCAACATTACGTTTGTTACTGATGCGCTATGAGGTTGTGATGCCAAAGTCTGACCGTGACTGTTGCTTTCACAATTAAATACTATTCTACCTGAATTAGTATTTCCTCGTACAACTACCGTGCCTGTACCGTTAGGAGCTAAATCAATCGTGGCATTGGACGTGGTAACAATATCCGCCCCATTCATGTCCAAATTTCCACCTAATTGCGGAGAACTATCCTCAACTATGTTACTTATGCCAGAAGATGTAGCCAGTCCTGAGACTAGTGTGCTACGAGTTAGTCTTTTTAATCCACCACCAGACGTGTCAACAGCAAGAAGCACATCATCATTTGCTACTGTGGATATCTCGTTAAGATCTCCCAAAGCTTTTTCTTCAAAGCTAGTGCCATCGGCTACGAGTATTTTATGCGCTGTGTTATCAGGCATACGTAGTTGAGCGCCAAGGGTTACGTTGCCTGTGAGCGTAGATGTGCCTGAAACGTCTAAATTACCATTTAAATCAACAGTTGTAGTGGTTATCTCAACTTCAGTATCTGCATCAATATCAAGCTGTCCGTCAGCGCTAGAGTTTATAAATATAGCTGAGTCTCTAAAAAGCACTTTCTTGTCAGTAGCAACTAATATGTCTTCTGCTAACCCGTCAATATATGCGGAGCCGTTGATGTATATATCTCGCCACTGTTGACTGGATGATCCTAAATCAAATGTATTATCATCATCAGGTATTATGGACGAGTCTACATCTGCCCCAAAAACCACATTATCAGAAGCGGCATCTCCTAATGTGAGAGTTCCTCCATTTAGTGTGGTTGTGCCTGTAATAGTGGCATTACCAGCTACAGTTAGATTACCACCTATGTCAAAATTACCTGCAACACGATCAAGAGCTTCGACCACATTCGTGCCATCACAGAACACAAAACAAGTTTCTCCAGCTGTTACAGCGACACCAGTTCCTGATGCGGTTTTAACAGTGACTGTCTGAGCTGTACCATTCTTTACTACAAATATTTTACTGAGTGTTGGCACAATCACCGTAGCTGCGCCAGACAACGATGTACCTGTGTCTGTGAGATTCAGTATGGCGTTTCTTGACTCTGCTGTTGCGCCGTTAGCTGTGGATAGAGTAGCAGAATTAGTACTCCAAGTATTAATGGTTGCAGTGCCAGCTATGGCCTCTTCAACTAATTTAGTAATACTATCGTTTACAGTGTTACCCCAACTACCGCTCAACTCACCTTGAGTAGGTAAGGCTATTTTTAATAACGTACTAAACTGTGTTGCCATCTGTGAGTCCTCACTAACCTATGCGAATTATAGCATTTGTTTTATCTGCCGTTGGGAATTGAATAACAAAATCTGCGGAACTTGTCTGCTTATCTTCTCCAAAATCTATAACTGCTATGGCAGGATCTCCACCACCAGATTTATATATCAAAGCACCTCTAGCAGTGATAGAGGACGAAGCAAACGTTGTATCAGCAAAATCTAAAAATGCTATAGTGCCTGAAGATGCAGGATTTGCAGCTATGGTCAAAGTATTTCCACCAGCAGTGTATCCAGTGCCACTAACTTCATTAGTCGTAGAATACGCAGTTGTGGTTGCATCTAGAGTTGCACTGGAGGTGAATAAGGCAAGCTTAAATGTTTGTGATGTATCAGCACTAAAGTCCATCTCTCCGTTTAGGAGAGCTACCTTAAATGATGTGCATAATGTTTGAGTTATTGCCATGATACATCCTTAATTAACAGGCATCCTGTACTGCCCAGAACGATAGTAATCCTGACGCAGTTTACCGTCGGTAGTGCGCTGCAATAATCCTATAGCCTGTAAATAACGTTTTTCATACATCGCCACCATATCAGCCTCGCCTTTCATAAAACGAATCGCTTCCATGAGAGTCCCATTTAACAATGCAGTATCAAAGTTATCACCTAGATACGTGCCTCCTGCAGTGACTATTGATGTAGGATACTTGGCATAAATATGTTCGATCTCATAATTTTGATCTGGGGTTGGGGCTAACATTAGCTTTATTTTACTACCCGAAGTGCTGTGATAAGCATAAAACTTAGGTAGTCCGTATTTTGCACTAGTGTTGACAGGGTAAGCATCGCGTAGAAAGTTTACATCTTTATTCAACAAATAATTCGTGGTGCTACTGGTGATTACAGCAAAGCTGTATGTATACAAGTAGTCATCAGGAGTAGTGTATAGCTTATTAGTAGCAGTGAGAGGGCCACTATCCACATTACGCATGGACGTCAAATCCACCGTATTATAAATTAACTGCTCTGCCTGCTGTGCAAACAAAGCATGTTGATCTGCCGTAAACGTCTGCTCACATATGTCTTCGACGTTTGCTTTCAAGCTAGTGTAGTTCATAATTTACCCCATAGGACCACGAGCCATAAAACCTTTGGTTGCTGCACCTGCGCCGCGTATTTTGATGCCGCCTCCTGCGCTGTATTTTTGTACCGTACCACCTTCTTTCTTAAAGCCCATTTTATTACGAACTTCTGTTGGCAGCTTACCTAGACCCTTGTTTCCTGCAGGTACTTCCTTTAAACCACCGGGATTACTAATTTGCTTGCTCATGTTTGCCCTCGTTATTGCCATTGTTTTACCTAAGAAGTTGTTACTGTTACTGAACCTAGAGATGCGTTCATTACAAACTCTAGTTTATTATCCAAAGACCCCGAATACTTAAATGCTCTACTTTCTGCGTAACCAGCAAAGTCTGGTCTTGGATCTCGTATTGCTTGCGGATCGTCCACAGGAAACATACCTAGCTTATGTTGTGGGTGATCGTGATCATAACATTCATAACATGCCTTTAGATTAGTATCGTTACCTTTCCTTATTATATTACGTAAATCACGTAATTTATATCTAAATCCACATATATCGCACTCTGCGATAGCTCTTTTTGTGGATGCGAATCTGTTAGACATAGTTAAATCCTAGCAACTCTCGGTATATATCGCTCAGATGTTTTCTCTCTATCTTCACCTGCAGCCAGATTATATTGCTCATCATAAGCTGCTTTTAACATAGCAACCCTATCAGCCAGCTCTGGTGTTTTCATGGCTATGTGATACGCCAAACCAGCCACAAGGCACGGTAAGAACCTGAACACCACGTCTGCTGTTTCAACGCCGTTACCAGCATCTTCTATTCTTCTCATCCTAAAATATACGAACGTATATGTCTGATCTGGCACAGGCCACAGGTTTATTCTAGGTGTGGCTAACCGTTCTACAAATACCTGTATCGGCCTACCAGATGTTAACTTGTTTGGGATAGACGCGTAAGTACTAACACCAATACGTGTTATGGTGAGATCAGACTGTGTGGCTGCATTACCTGCGTTTGTGCGGATTACTTGATCTAACAGGTCTATGGTGTCTGCAGGTAAATTATACTGAGACGTGCCTGCAGTGACAGATATCGTCCCGCTATCAATAGTCCACATATTAATGCCACGGTTCTGCCACTCAATAGTCATCAGGTTCATGGATCTGCGAGCCGTGCGGAGATCGTAACCCGACCGCATCTCACGTCCAGCACGCTCCCACGCTTCTTCCGCGATTTCAGTGAAATCCATATCAAATGCGGTGGTGCCTGATGTAGCCATTTACTTTTTCCTTCTTAACGACTTTACACGTCTTGGTTTACCCGCCGGTTGTCCAATTCTCTTCTTCTGTGCAATCCTACTACGTTTCTGAGCGGCTGTCATTTCTCCAGTAGTTTTAGGAGTTTTTGAAGAAACACGCTTGGAAGGACGACAATAAGGAGTTCCACGTTTCTCACCCTTCTGTCTGCCACATTTCTTGTCAGTGGATACATCTTTCCAATCCTCCTTAAACCAGCGTTTTAAGGCTAGACCACTTTTTGTTTTCCTGACTGCCATAAATAACTCACACGTACTTTGTAACTTTACGACGACTAACTATCCCACAACCTCTAGCCACATTACCGTTTTTAGTGGGTCTTTTTCTTCTACGTCTGGCCAAACCACCACCGTCAAAATTTACAACGCCCCCAGTGGCTTTCTTCTTCTTTTTGCTGCCTTTGCCATAGTTGGCCGCACCGACCTTCCTACATTTCGCAATGGCCCCTGAAGCATAAGCGCTCGGAAACACTCTATAGCGAGCTTTTACTTTGTGATAACAAGCGTCTTTAGGCATTTTTTCTAGCCCTCCTTATGCTTTCTTTACCTTGCCTAAATATTCTGGCAACTTCGGTTTTACCCATGACTTTGGCTCTCTGTTCACCAACAGTAAGTATCTGTATCTTTCTGGCAAAAGGCTTATTTACTTTCTTTACCTTTGCCACAGTTGCTCTGGCGTCAGCAGGAGTAGCAAACTTTATACCCACGGTATCCTTGGGATTCTCATCAGTATAAAGCCTGCGACCACTACCTTTTGGCTTTTTTCCTGTTCCTACTTTTGGATCTCTTTTTCTTTTTCGCACTTGGTAAAAGCCCCTTGTTGACGGCTCTAGCTCTCTCACTAAAACCCATCTTTTCGCCAGTTTTTATCTTACGTTTTATCGTAGATATCTTTGCAACCATCTATCAGCTTCTTCTCTTACCGCCTTTTTTACCACCCTTAGTCATCATAACCATTTTAACTGGACGAAAGCCTTTAGTGGCTTTACCTACACCACGAACCGACTTACCGGCAGAAAAGCCTTTTTTACGCATACCGCCCATGGAGTAACCTTTTTTCTTCATGCCACCAGCAGCCATACCTTTTTTCTGTTTGTCCACCATTTTGATGGCGGCGTTTAGACCTCCAGCAGCCATGCCTTTTTTCTTCATGCCGCCCATGGAATAGCCTTTTTTCATGCCACCGGCTTTCATACCCATACCCATGTAAGGAGTTCCTTTGCCACCAGTTCCTCGCCTGCCTCTTTCTTTTGGTGCAAAAGCAGTTGAAGGTGGCTTAGTACCCCCTTCTTTTGGTGCAAGGACTGATTTAGGAGGACGCCTTCCAGAACCTAAATCCTCTTGGATCGGAGTTTTCTTTGGTGCAGCAGCTCTACCACTACCCATGGGGACTTGAACTGGAGTTTTTTTAGGTGCAGCAGCTCTACCACTACCCATGGGGACTTGAACTGGAGTTTTTTTAGGTTTTGACGTTGGTTTGGTTGTAGGAGCCTTTGGTCCTGCACGAGTCTTACCCTGTTGCTTGTTAAGATAATCACGCAAAGACAAACCTGACGCTTTCAACTCTTCCGCTGTAACCGCAGCTTTTTTCTTACCTGATTTATCGGTGAAAGTGCTAAGCCCACGCCGTTTTGCCTCTGCAATAGTTCTGGCTGGACCCTTGCCTTTTCTGTCAGCCATACCTTTTGGAGCCGCTTTTTTAGCGGCTCTACTTGCGGGTTTCTTCTTTCCTGCACCAAATGCTTTCTCTGGGAAGTCAAAATCTTTGCTTCTCTTTTTTGCCGCTTTTGCGGACTGCTCGCCTCTAAATCCATTAGCCATCTTTTTCTTCCTTATACAAGTTGTTAAACACACGCTCAGTATCCCAAACATAACTTACATTCTCTTTAGAATTAAAAGTATGTTGGTTCGGTCTGAAGTCTGGAGCGCCCTGCCCTGTTTCAAACCACGCAGGATGCGTAACACGCACCCGGTTGTTAGGTAACGCTACAATGTTACCTGTATATTCTCCTGCGTCTAACAACTCCAATACATGACTTTGTTTATGTTGTGCAGGATGGTCGGCTACTTCACTGTCTGTATAATCTACAGTGAAATAGTATTTAGCGGGGTAAAACTCACCATCTACCTTGGCTATCCAAGGTGCAGGTGTTGCCCGCTCAATCTTATAAACTGCATGATAATGGGACATACAGTCCCAAGGTTGGGCTAGGTAGGGTGGTAGCTCTGTAGGCCACTCTTCATAGGGTACATCAGCCACAAGCGCTGTCAGAGGCATCCTAGCCCACATAGCGCCACCATGTACGTTAGGATCGTCAGTATCGTCAGACTCACATCCTGTGAATATGACTTGAAAACTAAGAGTGCGGTTGGGCATCGTAGTCACGGCAACCACCATAGCATGTAAAAACTCTCCATGATATTCCTCAAAATTCTTAGTGTACTCTCTCCGAACCCAAGCGTTGAAGTGTGGTATATTTGATTGTAAGTATGGCATTTATCATCTTTCGGTTTTGCTCCATGCAAGATATCTTCGTATTGTCTGCCTGTAAAATCTTCCCACATGGGTTTTAACATAGTGTGTAGTTCGTCTATCTTCTGGCTGTTATTGTCCACTTTAACTGCAATAACAGCTACATTCTTATCAACCTCTAATAAAGTTGATGATATCCACGTAAGCCCCGTTGCGCACAAGCCAACAAAAGCGACGAATAGAGTGCCTGCTACGAACTGAGCATTTAACATTTCCATCTCCGTCTCGCTTGACGCAACCTGCTATTAGGATTCTTAGCTGCCTTTGGGAACTTCTTCATTTGTCCCGCAGAACGAGCGCAAAACGATTTACGCCGTTTAGCAGCTTTGCTGCCCGGTTTTACTTTGCCTGTAACAGCGGTCTTTAATTTACTTCCGGGGTTATCTCTACGGTATTTAGCAACACCTTTTGCCGTCATACCCGCACCAGCTTTGGTGGGTCTTTTGTGACCCCCCTTGATGCTATGACCCTTCATGGTGCCTTTTCGCCTAGCCATGGAAAAAAGTCATCATGTCTATAGTAGCTATCGTGTATTTGACTGACATACCATCTTCAAACAAAACACCGTCTGCCGGTATAGTTCTGTCTAATGTGGTATTATCAGTTCCGATAGTGCGAGACTTAAATACTGCAGATCCATTCTCTGGAGTATTATTGATAAACTCCACTGTCCCTGCTGTACCGCCAGATACTATAGAAAACCCTTTGAGTCTGATTCTGTTGCTTCCATTAATGGCTTCTGCGCAAATATCACCCGACCCTACTTTAATGTTTGCTGCATACTGAGCAGAACATTCCACAGCTGTCACTGTAAGAAACAACTTAGTGCCTGCAACAGTGGCCGCGCTGCCAGTAGAAGTTATAACCTCTGTCATGGCGTTACCAAAAACATCTGTGCCTGTGATGGTACAAGTCTTTGCGTTATCACTACTGCCAGTGGTGGTAACAGTTACATTTCTAGCACCACCTCCGGCAAAAGTCGTATTCGCCATTGTAGCGCTAGTGTTTGGCCTTGCTGCCGTTACTAGACGATCATCATCTGACGCATTTTCATCGCTGATGAATTTTGCTTTTATATCTGAACTATGGCCCATATTAATCTCCTTCAAGAAAGGAGAGGAGTATTCCCCTCTCTGTTAATATTAGCCATTATTAAAATCAAAAGCTGCGCCGTGAATTTTGATCACAAGTTTACCAGCTGTATAAGCAGCCTCTGTGGCATCCCCACAAGTCAGATACAGAAACTTTTTACTTAATGCTGCTAATGTTGAACCTGCATCTGCTTCGTTATGAAGACCTAATGTTAAGTCGCCATTATTAAACAACACAGTGCCGCTAGTTACTGCAGCATTTTCTGCGGTTGTACCTGTTGCGGAACAAACGAGATTGATGTCTGGATCACCACCAGTTGGAACCTCGATACAGATAAACTCCATTTTATATGGGACACCATTCACTGCGCTCGTAAGTTCTGCAATGTAAGCATTTGCTGCACCACCATCTGTGCCAATAACGTCATTAGCAGCACCACCAGAAGCCAGACCGCCATGCAGATCAACAAGAATTGTTGTAACAATATCTCCGCCGACCTTGTTTACGAAGGTGTTGATAGCTGCGTCAGCAATACCAGAACCATGTGCGTTTGGAGCGATGTTAAAGATTGTAGCTGCAGTGCCTAAACTAGCGTTGTTTGAACCTACAGTTGTGCCTGCTGCAACAATGTTGTCTCTACCAGATGTAGCAACTTTTTGAACTTCTAAAGAACCGCCGCTGGTAGCGTTTAATTGCTCTGTGAAAGTTCCTAAAGTGGAGCTTTTGGTTACGACTTTAAATCCATTTTCGGCGCGCACTGCACCGTTGAAGGTAGTATTAGCCATGTACATCTCCTGTCTTGGCTAGTGTCAGACCCCCAATGGGTCTGTCAGGAATAACTCATCGTATAATAAAAAGAGGGGAGTAGCAAGCCACCCCCCTCTAATCCAGTTATGCTCCGGGTGAACCGAAGATACCCAACGGGTCAGATACACCGAACGAGTAACGCTCACGGGCTTTGTACCGGCTGTTGCCAGTGCTAAAGTCAGCATCCATAGCGGTAGTCATTGGACTACGTGTGAAATGCTTGAGGCCGTTTGGAACGTCAGTCATAAGGAAGAAAGCGTCTGTATCAGTCAAGTAGTGATTGATTACATAACCTTCTGGGATAGAACCATTATTGCGAAGTGCATTAAGGTCGTTATCCGCTGTACCTACACGTCCTTCAGTTTCTAACAAACGAGTTGCCACAAACTGTAGATTCGGTGGAATAACTAACTTGCGTGGTCTAGCAGCAATCAGCAAACCGCGCTCGTCAGTCCAACCAGCGATCTGAATAACGGCGGCTTCAAGAGAAGTCTCGTTAAGGTCAGCTGCAACTGCAGGCTCGTTAGAGTTTGTACCACCACTTACAAGTGGGTGGTCAGTAGCACACAGAGACTTACCATCTCCATATGTAGTGCCAGCAGCAAAAGCATTATTCAAGATAGTTGCTGCCTTAACTTGTTTTGTGTATGCCATCGCACGAGCCAGTGCTTTAGTATAACGAGATGACAGTGAGTCATACAGGTTATCTTCAATAGCCTCTTCAGTAATTGAAAAGCCCATTGCAACTGTTTCGTGTGAATAGCGAGCGGTGAATGCCTCTTGTGCATTGTCATATTCGATGGCAGAGCCTTCGTTTTTGACTGGTGCTGCTGAGAAGCCCGATAATTTGGTCTCCTCCTCAAAAGAGCGGTCAGAAGTCTCTGATTCAAAGATCTCTGCGTGTTCTTCACCGTACTTTGCGTACTCCAATCCGAACAAAGCGTTCAGGCCGGGAAGGAGTTCTTTAAGTAGTTGTGCGCGTGAAATAGCCATTATCTACTCCTCCTTATACGCCAGCGGTTTGCTGATAACGTTGATAACCCTGTGTAAGTTTAACAATAAACTCAACAAAATTACCGTCACTATTCTTGGTGTCAGGAACGACATCAACAACGGTGATTGGTAGGATTGTGGCTACATTGTTAATAAATACACCCATACGGCTGTTACCTGATGCTGTTACACCAGTGTTAAGCACAAGCTCCGCATTACAGGAGATTGAGTTAGCACGGCTAACGAATGCAGGAAGTAAACCGCCAGTAGCGCCATCAGCTGATGCACTAGTGCAATTTACTACTTTAAACAGTACGTTAGGGTCGTCACACACATACGCCTCGATATCATCGGCTACAATGCTGCCGGGATAGCTTTGACGAAATGTCAACTGGTTAGTATTTGGATCAGTGTAACTTACACCCATAAACACACCAATAACACCGGCCACTACAGAAGTATCGTTCTGCAATGTGGTGATAATGATGGTTCCATCGTTCTTGTACTGCACCACATCTCCATAGAAGAGAGCCGTACCGTAGTTTGAAGCGATGGGGATCTTACGTGTAGAACCCGCATAGCTATGACCACCAATCATTCCGATTGGGCGGAGGCCATATGGGGCATCAATGGTAGGATATGCCATCTATTTGTCTCCAGATAACAAAGGTTTTTAAATTAACCCCCCGAGCCAAAAGTAACTTTTGTTTTACGCTCATGAAAGAGCGGCATCCGAGGATCGTTTTCTCTCATAAGGTTGTTATCAACTGACTGCATCTGGCCTTGCGTTTGTTGTTCGTAATACGCCGTGCGTTCTGCAATAAGTTCTTCTGGAGCTTTACAAAGAATAAGACCACCAATTACAACGTTATCTTTGAACTTTTCGTTCTCAATAGTGACTACTGTAATCTCAGGATGATCTGAAGCTTTTACAGGCTCCCAACCTTCACGAAATTTTGAAGAAACATTAGTGGCGTCAGTTTGCCCCTGCGTGGCGACTCTAATCCAGCGAAATGCATAACCCGGCTCGGGATTTGGTGAGGGCAAGGTCTCTGGCCTTTGCCAAGCTCTGGTGCGGGTCGTTTTTTCACGAGTGGTCTGTTCACGATCTATACGATTTTCAGCCATTATCTTTCCTCATTTCTTCTGCAACCTTTTGGGCGTATAATTCTAAAGGAACTCCAAGTCGTTTAGCTATAGCTACCTGTGTTTGCGTTAGTTTGACCTTTTTAGGTGCTACGCTCCGCGTTGCGGGAGCAACCACGTTAGCTTGTTTTTTCGGCTTCTCGACCTCTACTTCCTCTAAAGTGTCCTCAAAATTATCTGGGAACACTTGGCGCATACGAGCATTTAACTTCTCGTAGTATTCATCGCTTCCGACAACAATGTTGTCTTTAGCTAGTTTATTATGCACACCCATGGCGAAACTTGTCATTTCGTCGTCGGACCCAAACCACGGATTAGCTGTTGCCCAATCTCTAGCTTTGGGGTCCGCCACCTGTTGGGCGGGTTCTGTTGACACATTAACAGGAGTTTCTTCTTCCTGTAAAGCAGGAAGTTTGAAATTGTTTAGCTTATCGAATTTAATCGTGGCAGCTGTTAACTTTTCTTGTGCTTTTACTACTGCCTCTGCATCTCCAGCCTCATAAGCTTCTTTATATGCGGCTTTAGCACTTGCTAACTCAACTTCAGTCGATCTTTTAGCTTGATCAAGCATGGCTGACTGATTTTTACCAACCGTGCCTTTTAGCTCTTTATTTTCATCAACAAGACGTTGAGCTAAAGATTCAAGTTCTTGTTTTTCCCTGATGGCTTTTTCCTTTTCACGACGCTCATCATGGTAGCCTTTACTGAAGTGCTTGATTCTATTACGAACTTTATCAGAGTATTCTTCAAGTTCTTCATCAGTGACATCAGCTGGTGGCTCAGAAGCTTTACGGTTTCGATCAGCTTCTGGAGTATCGTCAACAACTTCAATCTCAAATTTGTCATCATTAGTATCGTCTGCACGCGCAGGTTCTGGATTAGGCTCTTTAGCTGCCTTACCAGAAAGATCAATTTCAACGGCATCTGAACCCTCCACCTCTATCTCAGGCTTTTTATCTTTTTCATCAGGAAACTCATACTCAACTTTTTGAAACGCCATTATCTACTCCTAGACTTTGCAAATCCCACGAGGATCAGGAATAACTGCCTCTACAGAATCGTCATTCATCAAACGGAACTCTTTACCGTTTACTTTAAATCTTGTGCCTGTGTTCATGCGAAACATCACATAATCACCGACTTTACACCAAGGACCAGTAGGGAATCTATCCTTGTCAGAATATGCGGCATCACCCATATCAATGACCACACCCATAATAGACATGATGTATTCTTTCTTTATTTCACTATCAGTCTTTAATAGAGTGCTGCCTTCGTAATGATCACTTACATCTGGTAGTGCTACTAGAAGTCTGTAACCACAAGGTATGGGTAGCTGTGCATCAAGATCTTCTTCGGGTGCAAGTTTTTCAACTGTTTTATTCATCATCATCTTCCATGTAGTTTCGCGAGAGGTCTGTTACATAGTTTTTGCAGGCATCTAGACCTCGTATCATGCCCGTTATTTCCTTGTACTGAGCAAAGTCTTTTGCTCCGCCCCCTCCAAGAAACTGTAACGCTGTAAATTTATCTTCATCTAGTTTTTCAATAAGCACGTCAAAGACGGTTTTAGCCATGTTTAAGTATCTCTCTTAAGTTCTGTTATCACCTTAGAAGCTTCGATAATATTTTTTTCTTTTTCTTTACGGGTGTCCGCACGTAATTTTACTCCGGCTTTCTTGGCATCAATGCCAACCTCTAACTTCTCAAGCTGGATGCGCTCCTCTTCAAGTTTTGCATCTGCCATATCCTTAACAAGTTTGCGTTTTTGCTCTTCCTGTCTAAGTTGTATGTCAGCCACATCTTTCTGAGATTTACGCTGCACTTCTTGTGCTTTGATCTGCATTTCCTGCTGCTGCAGTTGAAACACGGGATCTTGCGCTTGCTGCTGTGCAGCCTGTTGTGCAGCCTGTTGCTGGTTTGCCTGTGTGAGCTGTTTGCCAGCCTCTGCGACAACTCTTGCAAGTTGAACTTCTACCTCTTCTGGAAGCTCTTCGTTTGGTGCTGGTAGCGGTGCGCCAAGCTTTTCTTCTATCTGCTTGCGATACTTGAATCCTAAATGTTCCGCAATATGAGCCTGCAGTGCAGCCATAATTGGGCCTGCCTGTGGATTCTGACCTATCATCTGAGCAACTTGCGGATCTTGCATGAAGGCCATATGCGCACCGATATGCGCATCGTGATCTTGATAGATAAATGCCTTCAACGGTTTTCCAACCAGCGCGTTCATGTTCTCGCTAACAGGATCTACCGGTTTCAGGTCTTCCTTAAGTGGAACAAGTTTATCTGCGTTCTTTACCCCTAGCACTTCAATCATCTGCCTGTGGAGTTGTGGTAAGTCATATATCTGCGGTGCCTGAGATGACATCTGCAATACGGCCTGATACTGCACTACACGTTGTGCCATGGTAGAACTGTTAGGATCGCTAACAGGTATTACATCCACCATCATGTAATCAGTCTGACGGGCAGATACCTCCCCTCGTGCAGGCTGATACGAATACTCGGCTGGCGCGTATTCTGCCATCAAAGCCTTGAGGAGCTTGAACTCCTGCTTCATAGCGTAATGAACACGGGCCTGCACTGCAGCCATGGGCTTCAGTGTACGCTCCAAAAGCGCCAGCGTTGTGCCTACCGGTGCGTTAGCCGACATGTCCGATATGTTCATGTCACTGATTGCGCCCAGTCTGCGGCCTTCGTTAGTTATTTTATCCAGCAAAGCCAGAAGTGTCTGTGACGGTTCTTTGTAAGGTAGCGGCATAATGTTATCGCGTATGCTACCTGATGGCACATCAACGTCCTTGAACTCACCCGGTTCAATCGGAGTGTCATCCCCCTTGATACGCAAGCCACGGGATTTTAGTCCACCGGGCAGATTAGCGAGCGTACCGGCATCGACAAGTTGGCGTATCAAGGAGGTTCCTGCTCGTGCATATCCACCAATGATGTGAATAAGCCCGAGTCCATAAAAACCAAAACCCGGCACATAAGCATAATGCACAAAGTGTTGGCGCTTTAACATGTAAGGATCGTCAGGGTTCCAGTTCCTGTATATGGACAGGATATCACCTGAACCACGTTCCAGAGTCACGACATATGGTTTTGCAATCTCATCTTCTGAATCATCAAAACCTTCTATCACAAGATCTGCGTGGATCTCATACAATGTATGTCTGTCGTCATCTGAAAGAGAGTATCCACCCTCTTCAGCTTTACGTATCTCAATGTCAGAATGGTATGGTTGTGGGTCGTACAACTCTATATCACGATAAAATCTGGCGACCTGTAGCTTCTTTACTTCGTTCTTGGTCTTGCGCATAACGTGTGTAACACGCTCTGCAGTTTCTATATGAGATGCGCTGTAGGGTACAATACAATCTTCTGCGGGTATAAACAGTGCAACCTGTCGTCCCATGTTTGGATCATAGTAAACCTTTTTGAAAGCAGAACCTGCGAGTCCAAGGCTGTAGAGCAGACGCTCATGCTCTGGACGATACTCTATCATGTTCTCTGTCAGCTCGTAGTTCATGTCAGCTTTGACACGGGCAGCAGATTCAGTCTTCTCTTTTGTCTCTTCACCAAGAATCTTGGTTTTCACCGGTCCCATGGCAGGGAAAGTTTCGCTCATGGTTTCAGCTTGGAATCTTATGGCTGCTTCTGCCAACACAGTGGAATACACACCGCAAGCGCCTTCCCAAGGATCAGTGCGCTCTTCATACTTAAATCCTAACACGTCAAGACCCTTCACGAATGTATCTGCCCATTCGTTACGGCTATAAGTGTCGGAGTCCACCATCTCTATGAGATCTTCTGATAAAGACATCAGAGCAGTATCTTCCATGACTTCTGCCAGATTGCCATCAAAGACGACGTCAGCTGGAAGCTTTGCGTCAGGGACTATGGTAATTTCTACGCTACCATCATCCAGAGTCACCATTTCAGGATTTACGATTTCAATCTCCAGATCTTTGGATTTATCGTCCTCTGCATCTAAACCCACAGGAGCTTGATATAGTCCCTTTTCAACTGCCATGATATTGACCCCTAATAATACCCGCCTCTACGATGTTTGAAATACTGCTGCTCTTCCGGTTCATCACTAGGCAGGCGTATAAAGCCTCCCTGACGAAACCTCATGAGAGCCATAACAGTTGCGTCAACCAAGTCATCATGACTCATAAACGGGAATCCTGCAATCTCTTCTACCACTTCTTCGGCCCAGCGAGTCTCAGGAACCCAGCAAAGTCCTGACGCTACGATATCTGACACAGAGTTTAAACGAGCCAACTTATCTCCTGAACCCCTGTGCGGAGTGTACTCCTGTACCGGCAGTCCAGACCTGCGCATCTCCTGATATAGAGCCGTGCCAGAGTTCTTCTTCTCGACTATGAACGCGTCCGGTTCCCACTCTTCATATTCTTCCAAGGCAAGTTCTTTGAGTTCTGGGAACTCCATACGCCTCTTTATGCTGTTTAGCAATATAATATTATAATTGTCCTCATGTTCATTCAAAAACACACCCCACGTCGTCAATGCTGTATAGTCAGCACGATTGTGTGTTTCTGCTGCCGCATCCAAAGACATTATCACGTATTCACATTCGGGCGGATATTCCTCTTTCCATATGCCCCACCACTCCCGTTTGATAAGTGATGCTTCCTCTGCCGTAGGTTCCTGCTGGTACTGCGCGTTCCACTGAAAAGCTGGCATAGATGCCTTTGTACGTAGTAACGCGTCAAGGTCAAAGAACTCAGGCCACAACGGTTTTTGTTCTGATTTATGAGTTTTTTTATTTACGATGTCCAATATGGCAGGAAACTCCATAACCTCGTATTGATCTGCTCTTTCATTCTGCCCCATGTCTCTGGTTACACGTCCGGTCAGATCGTCCATGTGCCAACGCGTTTGTATGATAGCCACACGACCTCCGGGCATCAGTCGTGTCCGCGCTCCGAATGTGAACCAGTCGTAGGCTTTTTCAAAGACTTCAAAATTTCCGTTAATGACATCTTGTTCGGAATGGGGATCGTCAACGAGCAGGAGGTCAGCGCCGCGACCAGCAATGGATGAACCAATACCACACGCATAGTACTCACCCCCTGAACTAGTATTCCATCGACCAGCAGATTTAGAATCTATGGCTAATTTAACTGTAGGAAATATAGTGCTATATTCATCTGTAGATATCAGGTTACGAACCTTACGGCCAAAGTCTACAGCCAGATCAGTGGTGTGTGACACCATCATAACCTTCTTGTTGGGGTTACGGCCCAGAAACCAAGCAGGGAAAAATATAGATACAAGTTGCGATTTACCGTGTCTGGGGGGTATGTTGACGCATATTCTGTCTTTTTTACCCTCTGCAATGTCCATGAGCATGTCTGCAAGCATCCTGTGGTGCTTACCAACGATGTAATCAGGCTGCATACGCTTACAAAACTCAATCAGGTCATCAAATGCCGCCTGATTAGCTTTTCGGGAGTCCAGTTCATCTATTAATTTGTCTATTTCAACGATTTCTTCAGCAGTAAACTGGTCAAGGTTGTCCAACATGTGTTGAACTTCACCATCAGTAAAATCTGAAGCTAAAGCTGACGTCACAATGATGTTTCTTTCTTCTCTTCAGGCTCTGCAGGTAGTATCGCTTCTTCACAATGCACTATAAACTTATAATTTACATTATTTTCACGCCAAACCCAGTTTCTAGCCATGGCATCGCACTCTTCCATGGGCATAAGCACATCTAAAACTATATTATTACCCACATATACCCACTCTTTTTCTGCTGTGAAGCCCCAAATACTTATAACCAGTAAAAAAGTCTTCATTCTTCTGTCTCCAGTCCTAGTTCAGCGTCAACATCCAGAACTTCACCGTCTATAACGACGGCATCTTGTATATCTTCCTCTGGTGTATTCAGCTTTTGTAGTTTTTCCCTTAACTTAGCTCGTAGATCATCGGTGGACTGGTGTGTAATGGTCACTTCGGACTTCTCTGCAAACAACCCAACGTCAGAAATCTTACCCAGTAGCTCCAAAGCACGTATCCGCACCCTTGGATCTGGGTTTTCTGTCTCATCTATGAGTTTGTTAGTCACCAAGTGTCGTACTTGTAACGCACTCTCGACTACAGAATGGCCAAATTCCTGCAAAATATTGTTTGTAAGTACTAGAGATGCCGGGGTGAGTGATGCTGCACGTTTTGTGGTAACTTTTTTAGACGTGTTTTCGGGGTCATCAGCATATGCCGTGACCAATCTGGCAGCAATATCTTCATCTTCTTTGGTAGGTTCTAGGTTTGCACCGTGGTCAGCAAGCTCTTTGGCGGTTTCAGCAGCCGCGTCAGTGCGTTTCTTTAGGTCCATGGGCGGTAGCTCTTCAGGAATCGCCACACCTAGTTCTGGTTCTACTAGTATACTCATGTTTTTTCGCAGGTTATTAACCGTTCGTATCAATCTATATAGTAAAATTATTTTTTATGCAAGGAGGTTGGGACTCCTACCGGGGGGTGTTCCTATATT